AAATACTGCAGGTAATATTTTAGTTGCAGATGGTACAAATTTTAATTCAATAGCAGCAACATCATTATCTGAAATATCTACAATAGCTAATGATGATGTATTCTTAGCAGTAGATACTTCCGGTGGTGGTCTTAAAAAAGTTGCAAGATCAACTGTTGTATCAGGACTTGCTACATCAAGTGCAATATCAAATGTAGTTGAAGATACCACACCTCAATTAGGTGGTAATCTTGATATGAATGGTGCAGATATTGTTACTACTTCTAATGCAGATTTAGAATTAGCACCTAATGGTACAGGTCATGTAACTATTAAAGGTAATGATAATCCAGGTACTATTCAATTTAATTGTGAAAATAATTCACATGGTCAGCAACTAAAACCACAACCACATTCTGTTGGAAGTAGTGCAGTTCACACTTTACCTAATGTAACTGGTGAATTAATGCCAGGTAAAATTGAAGGAACAAATTTTACAGATTCATTATTAGTTGGTCATTCAACAACTGGAACTTTATCTTCAGCAGAAGATAATACAGGGGTTGGAATTGCGGCTTTGGATGCAATCACTTCTGGTGATAGTAATACAGCAGTAGGTAGTGATGCTGGAACTGCAATTACTACAGGTTCACAAAATGTATTTATTGGTGCTCAAGCTGGAGAAGCAGCAACTGATATGTCTGGTTGTATAGCAATTGGACAAAATGCGTTAGGTGACGCAGATCCAGGTAACAATAATATTGCAATAGGTGAAAGTGCTGGAAAATTAATTACTGGTGTTAGAAATTTAGTTATTGGTGAAAATGCTGGAGATAATATTACATCTGGTTCAGGAAATGTAATTATAGGTTCAGCAGTAGATCCAAGTTCAGCAACAGATAATAGACAATTATTAATTGCTGGTAACGATGGCTCAACAACTACAACTTGGATTACAGGAGACAGTAATGGTATTGTTACTTTTGCAGATGATATTTTAATTAAAGATGGTGGTACAATAGGTTCAGCTTCAGATGCAGATGCTATTACTATCGCAGCAAATGGAGTTGTAACTTTTTCTCAAAACCCAGTTTTTCCAGATGGTGGTGTAGATTTAATAGATATAGATATTGATGGTGGCACAGATATTGGTGCAGATTTAACTACATCAGATTTAATTATAGTTGATGATGGTGCAGGTGGAACAAATAGAAAAGCAGCTTTATCAAGAGTAGTAACCCTAATGTCAGCACAAGGATTTTCAACAGACGATCCGACAGCTCTTGCAATTGCTTTAGGATAATATATAAAAGGAAAAATAGGAGATAAAAAATGGCAAATACGTTCAAATGTGTGACTTTCGCAGCAGAACCCGCATCAGCAGGTACGCCTTATGTCATGTACACGGTAGCATCAAGTACTACTACAGTAATACTTGGTTTAGTTCTTACTAACTTAAACACAACTTCTGTTACAGCAGAAGTAGAACTTGTTAGTGATACAGCAAACCGTAATGGAACTAACAACGTTGCGAATGGAACTTCATTTCTAGTGAAGGACGTAAACATTCCAGCAGGAAGTTCTTTGGAGGTTTTAACGGGTGGTAAGGTTGTTATGGAAACTACAGACATATTGCGAGTCGATTGTTCCGTTGCAGATAAACTTTCTGGCACGTTGAGCATTATGGAGATAACGTAAGATGGCCTATATTGGAAATCAACCTACAGACAACTTCGTCTCATTTGCTACTCAAACATTTTCTGTAAGTGCAACTACCTCGTACACTTTAGATCATGCTGTAGCTAATGAAAACGAAATAGCTTTATTTGTAAATAACGTAAGACAGCAACCTGGATCTGGTAAAGCGTATACTGCTTCTTCTACAACTTTGACACTATCTGCGGCAACAGCCACGACAGATACGATGTATTGTATTTTTCTAGGAAGAGCATTACAAACTGTTGTACCTGCAACTAATAGTATTACTACATCAATGATAAATATTAATGGTGGTGAATTATTTTTAGATGCCGATGGTGATACATCAATAACTGTGGATACTGACGATCAAATAGATTTTAAAACTGGTGGAACGGATAGAGCACAAATAGATAGTTCTGGTAATTTAAAATTTAATTCTGGTTTTGGCTCTGTTGGAACTGCTTATGGTGTAAGAGCATGGGTTAGATTTGATGGAACAGGCACAGTGGGTATTGATGGCAGTGGAAATGTAAGTAGCATTACTGATACCAGTGCTGGTACATTTGAAGTTAATTTTACATCAAACATGCCAGATGCTAATTACACTCCTGTTGGTTCTCCATCAGGTGAATTAATATCAACTAGTGAACAAAAATTTGGAATTTATTTTACTGAAGGTCATGCTGTAAACACATTTAGATTAAGTGTAAGAGAAGTAGATAATGATGCAGCGAGTATGTCTTCAGCAGACGCAGATCCCTGTTTTGTAGCAGTAATTAGATAGGAATAAAATTATGAGTGATAAAAGAATAATATATAAAAAAAATGAAACTTCAATAAGCAGTGATGTAAGAATAATTGTTCCTACACCTGAAGCATTACAATCTATGACTATAGAACAAATTGCTAAAAAAGATGTTCCAACTGGATTTAAATATAAAATTGTAGATGTGTCAGAAATATCCTCTGATAGAACTTTTAGAAATGCTTGGACTATTGATGAAGCAGAATTAACAGACGGAGTTGGAGACTAATGGGTATTACTATTGACATAACAAAAGCCAAAGAAGTTTGGAAAGATAAAATTAGATTTCATAGAGCAAAAGCCTTAAAAAAATTAGATTTAGATTTTATGAGGGCACAAGAGACTAGTGCTAGTACAACAGCAATTGTTAACAATAAAAAAACTTTAAGAGACTTACCAGCTCAAGTTGATTCAGCTACTACTACTGATGAGATAAAAGCTGTGTGGAATGATTTACTAGGGGATAAGTAACCCATGGCACTCTCTAAGGTTGACTTTAATAGCATAAACGTAACGCCTGCTGCAAGCAAGGCGATCAAGTTTAACTCTAATAACAATGGTCTAGAGACAGGGGATGTTGGCGGAAGTTTGGTGTTGATATCTACACAAACTGCTAGTAGTAGTTCTACAATTTCTTTTACAAGTGGTATTGATTCTACTTACAAAGAATATGTTTTTAAATTTATAGATGTGCATCCAGCCACTAATGATGTTTTATTTTGTGTTAATTTTAGAGATGGATCAACGGCTTATGATGCTACAAAAACTACATCTTTTTTTAGATGTAGGCACACAGAAGGAGATAGTACTGCAGAATTAGTTTATAGAACAGCAAGTGATTTAGCACAATCAACTGGAGTTAAACATTTAACAACTGGAACTGGAAATGATAATGATCAATCTGTTTCTGGTACTTTACATTTATTTGACCCTTCATCTACAACATTTGTAAAACATTTTATTGCAACTAATAATGAAGCACATGAAGGAGACGGATCAAGTCAAAGTTTTGCAGCAGGATATTGCAATGTAACAGCTGCTATTGATGGAGTTCAATTTTCTTTTTCATCTGGTAACATAGACTCAGGAACAATCAAAATGTATGGAGTAACATAATGGCCCTTACAAAATTTAATTATAATAGTTTTGATG